CGGTAGTTTAGACAACACGCGCCCAAATGACGGAACGGGGAACGTTCTGTTCACGCTCGGGACGAAGCGCTTTCGTAGGAAAGTAGCTTGTCTCCGGCTCTGCACGACCTTAGTTTCGGCCTTCATCCCGATGCTATCAGATACACTCTCAAGGGCGGTACATAAATCCTCCCTGTTCTCTTGAGTGTACGTTAAATGGTCATCCCCGTATATCAAAGTGGTACTGCGCCGGATACCCGCCTGCTGCAAGCCAGCGAGAGAAATGCAACCGTTCACGTAACCGTTGCCGGTGGTAGTTGTCACCTCACCGGACCAACGTTGGCCATTCACTCGCCCCTTAACACCGTAACGCGTGAACACACGAACGCCAGTGTTAGCAGCAAACTCCCTCACAAACCACTTTGGTGCGCCAAGCTTGTAATAAAACATGGCTTCCTTTCTACGAACTCCGGCGGGTTGGGTTCCGTCGTTATTCTTGAAATCATTCTCAAAGGCCTCACCAGGAGTATGATGCACTATTTCCGCTATCTCGTCAGCAGTCATGCCAACACAGTATAAGACTTCGTTCCCGACATTCTTGGGATTACTGCGTGACAATTCCTCTGCAATACGACGTGACAGATAGTATACTACGGCGCCCATAGTTAAATTGTACATGTCGCCTCCTTGATAGACGACACGGGGCTGGGCACCCTCGTTTTTAATTAATACCTCCGATTTAGCAAAGACCACCTTGTCTGTGTAGCCAGGCAAAGTGAAGTCCTGCGAGTCAAGCAACGCCTGCAACCGCTCCCGCTTTTCACCGCTCATCTCGTCGAGATAAGCCCGAACCATCCCCCCGTCCAAACGTATCTCTTCGCGCTCGTGGATCTTCTCCATGAGCATATCATGACCCTGTATAAACATGTCACTGACGTCCTTCTGGGGAAGATGGTCGCACCTCTTCTTGACAGCATGGAGCGTGGCCCCCTCCGACTGCGCAACGACCTGGACAGGCACCCCCTCAATCAACGCACCCTGGATAGGCTCCGCGGTGCGTGGAGGTTCGGTAGTCTTGGTAATATTCGCAACGGCATTAATATGCTGGTATCGTACTTCCGTAGTGTAGTCAACGGGGTGGTTACCCTGAACCCCGCCAACCAATGGTAAAGACCTTGAGAAATCATATTCGATCTCTCCAAAAGTTATTGTTTTCG